GGAGGAACAGATGTTGCAGATGAATGTTGCTTTTGTTTCTATAATTCTGGTCCGAGTACGGCGATTCAATACAAAGATTGTTTTGGAAATCTAACTGCCACAACATTTAATGCTGAAACAATTATTTCTGCACAATATATAACACAAATATCAGGACCATCTATAATCCAACAATTATATCCTTGTCCTATAGTCACACCAACACCCACAGCTACATCAACCGTTACACCTACGAGAACTCCGACGCAAACACAAACTCCTTCTCAGACAGGAACAATACCTGTTACACCAAGTAATACTGCCAGTTCTACAGCTACACCTACCGTAACTCCAACCAACACACAAACACCAAGTGTAACTGCGACGAACACACCGACTGGTACAGTTGAAGCAACACCTACACAAACACAAACTAACACTCCAAGTGTTACATCTACAAGCACACCTACGGGAACAATTGCATCAACACCTACGATGACCCCAACTCCTTCATCTACACCTTTATGTGATTGTCTATGTTTCACAACAACTTATGAGACAATACCTGAAGCTTTACAAGTTAGATGGAGAGATTGTGAGACAGATACCATAACAACTCAAGATATATCATCATTACTTCAAAGAGATAATGGGGATGGAACATTTACATCATTCCTATGTGTTAAACAAGGTTTAAGCTACGCAACACCTATTTGTGTTCTTGGTGGACTTGAAGTTACTTGTGACCCATTAACTTGGATTGAGAATGGACCTTGTTGTGATAGTATTGATTGTGATATTCCTTGTTTATGTATCAATATAGACACGAACTTATCTTTGGATATCAATATAGACCAAGTTTATGTTAATGGTATACTGGCAACTGTTGTTGGTGGAGTTATGCCGAATGAACCAGGTAATGGAACTAACTTATGTGTTTATATACCTGCAGGAACATACACAGTTCAAATAGATTATTCTTGTAGTATATCAGGACAGAGAATATCCATACTTGATTCTAACAGCTTGAATCAGTGTCAACCAACAAATACTGGTCCAAACACTATGACATTCTTCAACGTGGTTATGAATAACGGACAATGTACAGCGATAACACCAGCTGATGGTTTCTGTGTATAATGTGTACGAATTGAATAAAAAATATATTTAATAATATGACAAAGCAAGAAGCAGAAGAAATACTGAAGGACGAAGACCTTATCGGTGATTTGAGAAGAAAGTTGAACGAAGAATTTATCTCAAGAGAACAATTCCATAAAATAACAAATGTTCTTAAGGTAATGCCTGAGTTTTTAAAAATTGCTAAGAAAAACTATACTGACTAATGGCTACTACGGAATTAAAGGTAAAAATAGACGCGGCGATAAATGCCGAAGGAACCTTAAAAACTCTTCGTGAACTTAAGAAACTACAGAAAGAAACAGTTGCTGGTTCCGATGACTACAAAAAGATTCAAGCAAGGATTAACGACATCGGTGATGCCGCTAAGACAGCAAAAGGACAATCTGAGGATTGGATTGATGCGTTAGCAGGTGCTGGTGGTCCTATTGGCTCATTAGGTAGGGGTTTAGATACCATTACTTCCTCAACTAACAAATTTGGATTAGCCCTAAAGGCAACAGGTATTGGATTGATTGTTGCTTTGGTTGCACAACTTGTCGCAGCGTTCACAGAGAACGAAAAGGCGATGAAGAAGTTGGAACCAATTATGATTGCATTTGAGCAAATCTTAGGTGGTATATTTGCAGCCTTAGAACCTGTATTAGACGCATTCGTTGAACTTGCAATGCAAGCCATTCCTTATCTTACCAAAGGTATAGGAATACTATATTCAACACTATATGGTCTCTTCACGATGATTAAAGACGTGGGGGTTGGAGCTGGAAAACTTCTTGTTGGTATATTCACATTAGATACTGATATGATTAGTGAAGGTATGGACCAAATAACTGGTTCAATATCTAATGGTGTAGATGAAGGTATGAAGGCCTATGAAAGATTTGAGGCTGGTACAAAAGAAACTACAAAAACACAGAAGAAGAATTTACAAGAAGCTGCTGATGCACATGCGAAGTATCTTGCCGAAACAAAGGCAATGTACGAACAACAGGAGAAGTTAAGACAAGCTGACCTTGATAAGGCTAAGGCTATTGCGATGTCTCAAGCTAAGACAGAAGAAGAAAGATTAGCAATTGAGAAAAAGTTTGCAGAGGATTCATACAACTCAAAGAAAAAATTATTAGAACAAACACAAGCTTTATACCCTAAAGCTTCAAAGGATTATAAGGACTATACATCTCAGTTAATTTCTCTTGAGGGTGAATACATCAATAAGAAAACAGAGTTCAAAAATAAGGAGAAAGAACTTGCAGAAAAGGCGTTCCAAGATGAGGTTAAGGCTCAACAAAACGCTAGCAAACAAAAAGTAGATGCATTACAAAATGAGTATAACCTCGCAAGACAACTTGAAGGTGAGAATGCTGCGAAGACAAGGGAAATACAAGATAAGATATTCCAAGAACAACAAGCTGCATTAGAAGCTGAGAAAAAACTATACGCATCCAAAAAAGAATTAAGTAAGGAAGACAAAGCCAGAATTGCTGAAATAGAACAATCCGAGAAAAACCTTACAACTACAATACAAATTGAGAATGATAAGAGGGCTGACTCTGATAGGGATACCGCATCCAAAAGATTAGAACAAGCAAAATCTGCTGCAGACGCTGAGTTCAAAAGACAAATGGATTATTATGCACTTGACTTTGAAGCTCAACAAAAACTTATTGATGACAAGATTGCTAAAGATGCTGAATATTATGCGGCTCAAGAAGCCCTGTTTGTTGGTAATGAAGAAAAACTTGCTGAGTTAAGAGCCAAGAAACTTGAGTCAGATGCTGCTAACGTTGATGCTGAGGCAGCATTAGACCAAAGAAGGGTTGCATCAAAAATGCAGGCCTTAGACGCAGTTATTGCTATTGCAGGGGCTGAGTCAAATGTTGGTAGGGCTGCCTTAATCGCAAAACAAATATTATTAGCGAAAGAACTTGTAATGGAAGCCAAGAAGACCATTACGTTCTCAACCTTGAAGGCTAGTGAGGCGACAGTTGCAACAGCAACAGGTGCCGCTAAGACAGCCGCAGTTGGTTTCCCACAGAACATTCCTTTATTGATTGCATATGCAGCACAAGCCGCAGGTATTATCGCAGCAATCGTATCAGCAGTTAAGGGTGCAAAATCAGCAGCTTCATCAATAGGAGCAGGAGATATGGGTGGAGGGACACCAGCACCTGATGGAGGGGCTAATGTACCTAAACCAAGAGGATTGGCAGGTGGTGGTATTGTTTCAGGACCAGGTGGTGGTAAGTCAGACCTTATACCAGCTATGTTGTCAAATGGTGAGTCAGTTATCAACGCAAACTCAACATCTATGTTTAGACCATTATTGTCATCAATAAATGCAATAGGTGGTGGTAAGAGATTTGCTGAAGGTGGAATGGCTTTATCTAACTTCACACAAGCCCAATCTATGGGACAACTTGGAGACATTATGACGATGAACTCACAACCAATCAAAACATATGTTGTAGCTCAAGATATGACAAACCAACAAATGATGGATAGGGAAATAAAAACCCGTTCCACCATATAATAATTTCACTTTTTAGTTATTTTGATATTTAATAGTAGTATGGTCCCAAAAATTATAGAACTTATCATTCAAGACGGAGACGAGGATGCAGGTCTTGATGGTATTGCATTAGTTGAATTACCCGCACACGAAGCCAGTTTTGAATATTTTTCACAAGAAAAAGAATGTGATGGGGGCAACTGTTCTCATTATGTTCTATCTGACGAACAAATACCACAAATTATTCAGATGTTTCATGCATTTGGTGAACCCCAAGGTTTATTAGAATCTGAAGGTTGGTTTATTGACTCTGTTAGACAAGTTGGAAAACAAGAGTTTCAAATCTTATCAGACCCAAATGCTCCATCAGCTCAAGATACCCCTGACGTTAGATTTAGATACAAGTATGTAGGTCCAAAAGATGAGAAGAATAGAACTTTCTGTGCTGAAATGATGGCTGCTAACAGAGTATTCAGAATAGAAGATATCAACGAAATGTCTTTACGTTCTGTTAATTCAGTTGGACCAGATGGTTATGATATCTTTACTTGGAGAGGTTCTTATAACTGTAGACACAAATGGTTACAGTTAATCTATAGAAACGAGGGTAGAATCATCAATAAAGGTTCTGTTACAAGAGGTGTTATTGACGAGGATGGAATGCCTGGTCCTGATACACTTAACACAGCTACCAAAGATGCTGGTTATGCACCAAGAACAGGATTTGCGGCAGAGGGAAACCCTGATGTATCAGCATTATCTCCATATGTAGACCAAGTAACAAAGAAGGTTATTAAGAAACCTGTATTAGCATCTTTACCGATGTTTGAGAACAGAGAAGATGCTGAGGCTATGGCTGAAGCAATTGGTTGTAAAGGTTCTCATTCTATGAACTATGGTGATAAGGTATTATGGATGCCTTGTGAAACACACGAACCTCAAGGAGATGAAGGACATCCTGATATGTATGCAGGTCTTGAAGACGCTTGTTGGGAAGGTTATGAACCAATAGGAACAAAAATATTAGATGGAAGAGAGGTGCCTAATTGTGTACCAGTAAACGAAGAAATGTCAGCCGATGGGAATTATATTGTTGATGAGTTATTTAGTTATGATGATTACCCTTCACTTATCCGTGAGAATGCGAAAGCAGCCTTAGCATGGATTGAGAAAACAGGTAATCCTAAGGGTTGTATGACTCAAGTTGGAAAAGTAAGAGCACAACAGTTAGCTCAAGGAAAACCTATCTCAATAGAGACGGTGAAAAGAATGAAAGCCTATATCACAAGACATAAGGTTGACTTAGAATCAAGTAAGTCCTACGATGATGGTTGTGGTAAATTAGCAATGGATGCTTGGGGCGGAGTTGAAGCTTTACCTTGGGTTGAAAGAACTATAGAACAATACGAACAAATGAGTTCAACAGATACAACTTTTTCTGTGTTTAGTGCAGAACAAAGATTGGTTGTTGGACCAGCTATGATACCTGATAAGATGATTATCAGAAGAAACGAAATAACAGGAGAGATATACTATGTGTATTTCACAGCCGAAACAATTAAGAAACTTCAACAAAAGTTCATGCAAGAGAAGTTATTGGATAAAACCAATATTGAGCATGGACGTAAATTTTTAAACAACGTAGATGTTGTTGAATCTTGGATTGTTGAAGACCAACAAAAAGATAAACAACAAGTATTCGGAATGGATTATCCAAAAGGAACTTGGATGATAACTATTAAGGTAACAGACGATGCTACTTGGGAAAAGGTCAAAGATGGTAAATTAAAGGGGTTTTCAGTTCAAGGATATTTCTTAGAAAAGGCTAAGTTCTCATCTGTTAGTCAGGAAGTCCTTGACGAAATAAAAAACATTCTAAAACAAATTAAGTAATGAACTACCAAGACGCTATACGTAGAATAAATAAACTTCTCGGGTTGGAGAAGTTCAACTCATATAAAGTTGCAGAAAAAGATAATGAATTGATTATTGACGGGGAATTAGCCGTTGGTGAACCTATTTATATCATATCTGATAATGGACAATTGCCAGCACAAGATGGTGAATACGAGTTGGAGGATACAACCAAAATAAAAGTAAAGGACGGAAAGGTCCACGAAATCAAATACGATATGGAAAAGAAAACAGAAAACTTCGTTGACGCAACACTTGCTGACGGAACAGTTGTTAGGTCCAAAACTTTTGACGTAGGTGAAGACGTTTCAGTAGTAGCTCCTGATGGAAAAGAGAGTCCAGCACCAGATGGTGAGCATGAATTAATGCTTAAAGACACCGAAGGTAATGAAGTTCGCATCAAGATTATTACTAAAGACGGCAAAATCGTTGAAAGAGAAAATGTTGAATTAGCTTCAAAAGAAGTTAAGGAAGATATGGAAATGACCCCTGATTTGTCAGAAGTTGAAGGCGACATTGACGAGTTAGAATTCAAAAAAACCGTAATGGGTATGCTTGGTGATATTAAGGACGCTATTAAAGGTGTTGTTAAAGAACAAGAAGAGATGAAGGCTAAGGTTGCCAAATTCTCAAAAGAACCTGCGGGACAACCTATTAAACAACCAAACAATCTTGCAAGTGAGTTCAACGCGGCAAAAGAAGACGCAATCACTGCATTGATGAGAACAAGACAAAATATGTTCTCAAAAACTAAATAAACTAAAAAATAAAAAACGAAAGAAATGAATAAGAAATATGATTTCGGTTTTAATCTATCTTCTTTATCAACTTACACAGACGAAGTTGGTGGAGAATTGATTAGACGTGCAATTCTTGAAGGTGAAACTGCAAAGATTATCACAGTTCAACCTGGTATCAAAGGAAGTCAAGCAATCAACTTGCTTAACTCAAACCTTGTAGTACAAGAAGGTACTTGTGGATGGAACTCAAGTGGTTCAACTATCTACACACAAAGAGACATCGCTGTATGTCAATATAAAGTCAACGAATCTTTATGTCCTGCTGACTTGAATAACTACTGGTTAGGTCAATTATTGACTCCAGGTTCTACTCCTGAAACGGTTCCATTTGAACAACAAATCTCTGAATTGAAAGTGGCTCAAATTTCTCAATATGTTGAGAACTTAATGTGGGGTGCTTCTTCAGCTACAACTTGTTTCTCAGGTTTCAAAGAATTATTCGCACAACAAGGTTCAGGAACAACTACTGTAACAGGTGGTATCGTTGTAACAGGTCAAACAGCAATCTCTTCTGTATCTGCATTAACTCAAGTTGATGCTTTAGTTGAGCAAATCCCTGATGACATCGTAGACAGAACTGACTTAGTTATCTTTATGTCTCACGCTAACTATAGAAAATACTTAATTAACTATAGAACAGCTAACTACTACCACTATAACCCTGAGAACTCTTACGAGGACTTCAAAACATTCCACCCTGCTACTAACATCTTAGTACACCCTGTAGGTGGATTGAACGGTTCTAACTTAGTTGTATTAGTTCCTGCTGGTTATATGTTTATGGGAGTTGACTTATTAAGTGACCAAGAGTCATTAAAAATGTTCTACTCAGTAGATTTTGACGAAGTAAGATTAAGAAGTAACTTCAAAATAGGTGTGCAAAACGCATGGCCTAACTTCGTTATCACTAACGGATTAACCTAATAAACCGACTTGAAAAGTCAAAAATTAAAAAACAAAAATTATGAGTTTTTCATCTTGTTATGTAACATCTAACGTTTGTAAAGGTTGTCGTGATGCCGTTGGTGGTATCAAAGCAGTATATGTTGTCGCTGGTTGTGTAACTGGTACTACAGAGAATGCTAACCAAGAAATCCTTACAGTTGGAGCAACTGGTGGAACGGTATATTCGTTCCAAGTTGAGAAGAATACTTCAAATTTTGTTGAGACAATACAAGCGAGTTTAGAAAATGGTACCGTAGTTTATCAACAAGTGGTAAACTTAGTATTCTTGAAGCTTCAACAATCTACAAGAAACCAAATTAAACTTCTTGCTCAAAATACCAATATGAAGGTATTTGTTGAGACAAATGAAGGAAGTATATTCTACTTAGGTGAAGATTTCGGTATGGCATTATCAGCTGGAACTGCAGAGTCAGGTACAGCATTTGCTGACAGAAATGGATACACCGTAGCATTAGAGGCGTTTGAAAAAGAACCTGCTAAGAAATTAGCTGGCTCATTATCAAGCACATTAGTTGGATTATCACTATCTAGCTGTCCTTGCTAAAAAATATAATAAAGGGGGGTTAATACCCCCTTTATTTAAGCCAAAATTATTTAATGAAGAACTTTAAGAATAACAATATTGGAAAGAAAACTTGGGGTGTTTTAGGTAAACAACAGACCTATTATTACCAACCAGGTTTGGCACAACGAGGAGAAAAAACTCCTTTGAATGCTGATGCGTTTGTTGCATGGGACTATAAAAAATCAAAGTATAAGAGAATTGATTTGATGCCAAGACAAATGGAGAATGACGGACAACAAGCAGGTGTAGTTCCACAAGTAACTTCAACACCTGTTCCTGATGTATCGCCAACCCCTACTCCAAGTTTCACACCTACAGCGACCGTTACACCTACGATGACCGTAACACCAACTATTACTCCGAGTTCTACACCATATCCATTACCTGAAACACCAGCATTATGGTATGATTCAACAAACTTAGGTTCTATTGATTATATCTCTTCAGGAGGAACAGATTATGTCGCTGCTTGGAGAAGTATTGGAGAGTATCAAAAGGTTCTTACAGGTACAACAACAGACACGATGCCAGTATGGTCTGGTTCAAGTTTATTTCCAAATTCACCACTTGTTGTAAGATTTAATAAGAATGCAACTGCTGGTTTAAGAGATTTTTTAACTCAAAGGTTTGATAATACCGTAGTTCCTGTTTCAGGGTCAACTACTTTTATGGTTATTAGTAATCCAGGTTATAACTATAGTGCATCATCACTAAATGCTAATGGTTTTGGAATGACTATGGTTTTATATTCAGGTAATACTGCAAATGGAGGATTTATACCAACTCCAACTTCAGCACCTGTAAATTATACTTTAGCGTTTAATTCTGGTTCTAATAATACAATACAAACTAACTTTATTAGTTCTGGATATAGTGTGCTTGCAGCTACAGGTATTGCAGGTTTTTCAGGTAATAACTTGAATAATAAGTTTTTATATACTCAAGTACTCCCTTATCCATCAGGTCTTGGAAATGTTGCATTAAATAATTCAACAACGGGAACGTCAACTAATATTACAGGAACAACTTTATCCAATATAAACGCTATTACTCTTGGAACAACAGTGACAACTTCAGGTGGAACTCTTAATACAAATACTAATGCAGGAGCTGAGATTGGTGAGATTATGATATTTGGTAGACCATTAACGGCAGGAGAACAAACACAGGTTCAAAACTATCTTAAGGATAAGTGGAACTATACCTCGTGGTAAAATTAGAATATATAATATGGAAATACTATTCATACTAATAGACGATAAACTTGACGCACATTATATAATCAGCGAGAATGTTAATAATAAGGAAGAACGAGGTAAATAATTTGATTGTTACAGTGTCTATGAATAAGACACTATCTAACCCTTATTATCTATTCTCATTCCAACACATAGCCAGTAAGGAAAGGGTATCATTTCTACCTGAAGTTATAACAACAAATTGTCGTTATGACAAGTTCAGGTTTCGTGAAGGTGGTAATAACAACTTTGCGGTAATTCCTCCTGAGGTTTATTTCCCATACCAAGGACAATACTACTATTCTGTATACGAACAACTTAGTCCGACAAATACTAATATAGCCTTAACTTATAATAAGTTAGAATCAGGACGTGCTGTTGTTATCGTTGGTAATGACGAACAAACTTGTTTCTTTGAACCTTATATATCTAATGATGAGGACTTCGCACAAGTTATCTATGTATCAGAAGAAGAGAAGTTATGTATCTCAGGTGATACAACTCCTGAGTGTATATTATCTATGACTGGTGATTGTCCTACATTCGTTTCAAGATATTATCCTGCAAACAGTTTGTATTATAAGAACACAGGAGATACCGCAAACTTCATATCATCTTTTGATACTTGTGCAATAACACAGATTGCGATGGATGATTCAAGAATGTTCTTGAGTGATGGTTGTTCCAATTATTATCAGTTTGATTATACAATCAGTTCTGGTGGTTGTTTCTCTCAAACCTTGGTAAACACTTGGGATGTATGGGATTCGTCAGGAGCAACTCCAAATGCGTCTTATACGATGGGTATTTATGACGCTAACAATCTTATCATCGGTGAGAGTGCACAATATATCTTACAAACAGGTTCAACATTATACCTATATAACTTAACAACATCAGGTCTAACTAAATGGTTGGAAATAGGTGGAGGAGCTCAAGTATCCAACGTTTATTACAATACAGGTAATACACAGATGATAACAAGTTATAATATCGCTTCAGGTAATACTGGTTTCTACGCATTATATTCAGGAGCTGTTAATCCACAACTTGTGGCAACAATACCTGTTATCTATGGTAATGGTGGTTCAACGATGTACTTTAGTGGTAATACACCTGTAGCTGTCAACTCTGCGGGTCTACAATACACTTTGGACTTTACAGCGGGAACTATGAATATCGTTGAGAACTCAAGTGGTATACCAATCTTTTGGGTAAACTTTGATGATGGATTCCCTTATATGGGAACTATCGTACAACCAGCTTCTTGTTATACTTTTGATATAGAACCATTCCCTGTAACGCCAACCCCCACACCCACGAATACAACCACGCCTACGATGACTCCTACCAATACGGTGACTCCTACGATGACACAAACAAACACACCTACCCCAAGTATTACTCCGAGTTCTACACCTCCTCCAAGTGATGCAGATGCAAATCTATATCTATCTGCAGTGGTTGATGCGGGTGGTACTGGAATAACATCTACTGTATCTGCAGCAACAACTACTATGTTTATTAGTTTGAAGAATACAGGACTTTACACTAAATTAGATGCACTATACCCATTCCTTGGTGGGGTGGCAGCTTCTGCTAAATTTAACGCTAAAAATCCTATTGATACCAATAATGCATTCAGATTATCATTTGGTGGAGGGGTAACATTCTCACAAGCAAGAGGTTTCATTGGTAATGGTATTAACACTTATGGTGATACTCATTGGAGACAAAATACAGAAACAACAACAGGAAATACAAGTATAGGTTTCTTCATATCACAAACAGGTTCTACAGGGTTTGATATTGGTGTGAATAGTGCTGGACAATGGTTAGCCTTGGATGGTTCAAGAAGTTCTTTCTTAAGAGGAGCTATTGAAACAGGGCTTGTTAGTTTTACAGGACAAACAACAACAGAAGCCATTAACTTTAATGCAATATCAAGAGCAGATAATTCAACAGTATTGTTTGTGGCTAGAGGTAGTGGTGTACAGTCAGTCTCATCAACAGGAAGTGGAACATTACAAAATCAATCAGTTTATGTTGGTGGTGCTAATGTATTTGGTGCTTATACAAATAGAGGAATAGGTACAGCATTCATCGGTGATGGTCTAACATCAGGTGAGTTTGGAAATTTAAGAGACATAATAACAACATTTAACACTACATTAGGTAGAAATATATAATATGTTAGTAGGATTATTAACCATAGAACAAAGAAACGAAATAGAAGGTCAATACTATGCTGAAGATGTAATGTTTAATCCAGTACAAGATGCAGATGAAGATTGGATTATAACAACAACAGAAATGTATGGTTGTATTAACCCTGACTTTATGTGGGTTAAGGAATTACCACTTATTGAGTGGAACCCAATAGAGATATAAACTTTTTTGAGAATAAAGATATTTATAATAGATGGAAGAGAATAAGAAAAATAATTTTGGGTTTATGACGCATGAGTTTAATGCGGCATTTGTACCCCAATACCAAGAAGTAATTAAGAACAAACCGTACGTGTTTTTTGGAGAAGATAATCTCTTTCCAAACCATCTATTAGCATTATATCAATATTCTGCAATCAATAGAGCCTGTGCAAATGCCGTTATTTATGGTGTTAAGGGTAAAGACCTTGTTGTAAAGAACGGTGACCCTAATAGAATTGCAATGGCAAACAGAAGTGAAAGTGTTTATGAAGTATTTGAAAAGTGTGTTATTGATAGAATTTTATTCGGTGGATTTGCTTTGAATATCGTTAAGTCAAATGACGGAGGTATTGCAGAGTTCTATCATACTGACTTCTCAAGATTAAGAGCAGGAAAACAAGACGTATTTGGAAATACTGGCACTTATTACTATTCTGTAGATTGGAAGGGTACACAAATTAACCCTCAAAAGTGGAAGCCTATTGAAATACCAGCATTTGATATGACAAGTGATGGTGAACCAAGCCAAATCTTATATACCAAGAGATACATTCCTGGTATGGATTATTATCCCGCACCTGATTGGGTTGCAGGTATTACAACAGTTCAGTTGGATATTGAGATTAAGAACTTCCACTTGAATAACACACAGAACTCCTTGATGCCATCATTAGCAGTAAGTTTCTCTAATGGGGTCCCTTCAGAGGAAGAACGAGATATGTTGTATCGTCAATTGGAGGCCAAGTATTCATCTACAAACAACGCAGGTAAATTCTTCCTTTTCTTTAGTGAAAATCCTGAGACAGCACCTGTTATCACAGCTATTCCAAACAACGCATCTGATGCTTGGTATGGTAATATGGCACCACAAATAGAACAATCAATCCTAACTGCATGGAGAATTACCTCACCAATGATTCTTGGAATTAAAACTAGTGGACAACTTGGGGGAAGAGCTGAAATGTTAGATGCATATGAGTTGTTCTTACAAACCGTTATTATACCTATTCAAGAAGAAATGATGAAGGTATTTGAGAAAGTATTATTCATCAAAGATAGAGAATCTATTAACTTAGGTGTGGTACAAAATCAACTATTACCAACAGACGTACAATCTGAGGTAGACAAAACAGAAGGAATATAATATGAGCAAACAAGTTTTATTGATATCTGAGACAAAGCTCAAAGCGTTTACATCTTTGCATCAGAACACGGACCAAGGTATATTAACTTATTCAGTATTTATGGCTCAAGAATTGGGTCTGCAAACTTTAATTGGAACTCGCGGGTATGACTATTATCAAAATTTGGTAAGGTCAGTTCAATTATCAGGTGGAACTATGTCTCAAGCTGACCAAATAATGTTGAATGATTATATCGCCCCTTATCTTTGTCATAGAGGATACTATGAAGTAATCCCTGAGCTTTTCGCTCATAAGATGAATAAAGCCATCGTGGTGGGTAATACAGAACAAGGAACTTCTGTTGACATTAAGGGAATGTCTTATCTTAGAACAATTGAAGAGGGCCGTTACCAGTTTTATGCACAACGCCTTATGGATAGAATTATGGCATTTCCAAATGACTACCCTTGGTATTTCAGTTATACTTCACAAGATGGTATGCCAAACTCAAAACAAAATTACTTCTCTGGTATTCATATCGCTCCTGGTATTAGAAGACCACTAAACAAAGATACCTATGGTGCAGGTTTACCTAAGTACTGGGGTATGGAATATGAATGTTGTGGAGACTGGTAATATGAACGAAACTATACTACTTTTAATATCAAATACATTAACAGCTTTGACTGGTTGGTTCTTAGGAAAACGCAAAGCTAATGCTGAAGTTGAGAATCAGGTGCTAAAAAACCTTGAATTATCAATAGACCTTTATCGTCAAATAATACTAGATTTAAAGAAGGAAATTGAGTCCCTAAACATCAAAGTACAGGAATTG